CCACCCCAAAAAAATATTGTGTTTTTAAACACAATGTTTTCCGACAATGCGTAGCGTTGGAGACAATTTATGGTTTTTGTGGCTTTGCAGTTGCCACTTTGGGATGCCTGTTGTGCATCCCTTTTTTTATGTGTATAGTACAGGTTATATGTAGAGGGGATGATATGCAGACATTAGAGATAAAGAGAGATGTAGAGATGCCAACACCTAGAGTGGTGTTTGCGTATCCGTACGAGGACATGGAAGTTGGGGATAGCTTTGTTGTGCCTATAGAGTACAGGGCGAAGGTGTACAACGCCAACTACAGGGCTGGTAAGAGGTTGGGGTACAAGTTCCAGAGCAAGGCGAATGGGGATGTGTTGCACGTTTGGAGGGTGTCATGAAGTTGGAGTTTGATCACCACTCGTTGGCAGTAGATGTTTTTGATTGCTACATCACCTGGAGACTGGAAGGCATATTGATGGATGTGGAAGCTGTGCCAGAGATGCAAGATGTGGCAGAGGCTTGTAGGACGATATTAGGCTTTATGAAAGTAATGAATGACTGATTTGCTGTGGTCCACTGAAGACGAACTCAGAGCCTTGTGTAGGGAGCTGTGGATTCGTTTGATGGTCGCAGATGCAGTCAGGGAGTTTACGAATCAAGAGGCGATGGAACATGGGTACAGAGAAGGATACGCAAGAGCAGTTATACAAATCTCGGCTACGTCTGAAATGGGAGATGCAAAAGGCCATACAGTCCATTAGCAAGCCGAGTAAAAGGAAGTTGGCACAGGAGTGGAAGACCAAGTATTCAGAAATCTTCTACCAAGAGCTGTTGAACTGTGCCAGGAACAGCAAAGTCAGAAGTGAGATAGCAGCTTGGGATAACGAAAGGATGGGTAAACCAAAATGACAGAAGAAGAATTAGCAGCACTTGAACAACAGCAATATGCACAAATGAGGCAACAGCTGTTGGCTAGAAACATGGCCTATGCCCAACCCAATTGGCAACAACAGTTGACCCAATTAAACCCAGCGCAAGAACAAGCATTCATGCAATGGGTTCAAGCCAACCAAGTACCTTTTGACCCCAAAGACCCATACCCTGATTACGACATGAGAGGGTACTATCAGTCGTTGCAAAAGGGCAATGCGGAGCAGTCCAGCGTCAATCCTGTGGATCAGCAGTTGCACTATCCAGATACGTTTAAAACGCCTTACCACGAGTCGTTCAGTTCTGAGTCTCAGTGGGCTGTTCCTGGCGCACCTTCATGGCAAGGGGAAAAACTGATAGCTCCTTCTGGTGAGGTTGTGTTTGAAACAAAGGCCCCGCAATGAGAGTAGCAGTCGTGACTCCGTACTACACGGAGAGTGAAGAGACGCTGAGGCAATGTATTGCAAGCGTTGCCAAACAAACTTACAAGGAAGTGCACCATTTCATGGTGTCGGACGGGGAACCTTTTGAAGGCTTAGATGGATTCACAAGACTTACTCACATTCGATTACCAAACGCTGGAGACTTTGGAGACACTCCTAGAGGCATTGGCGCAGCTGTTGCATCTAGTCTAGGCTTTGAAGCCATCTGCTTTCTGGATGCCGACTGTTGGTACGAACCAGATCATGTGGAGTACATGGTTGGAGTGTTGAAAGAGAGTGGCACTGAGATCGTCACCTGTCCTCGTAACTTGTTCCGTGATAACGGGACCTTCATGTGTGTAGACAAGGAATCTGACGGGTATGTCTTTAATGACACCAACTGTTACCTGTTTACAAAACCCACATTTCATTTGCTGAGAAACTGGCTTTTTAAGAGTCAGGCTGATTGCGCACTGGGTGACAGGCATATGTGGGCACACGTCAAGAACCACAATCCGAGAATAGCCAGATCACTCAGACCCACTGTCAACTACTCAACGAGGGTGACACAGCATTACAAAGACTTTGGTGAACAGCCCCCCAAAGATTCGCAGATCATTTTTCAAACACAAGATTCTGTTGACATTTACAAACTAGCAAGGACGATTCCCCGATGATGCAACCTCAAATTCACTGCTTACACTGGCCCAACGTGGACCGCAGAATTGTGGAGTCCCACAAAGCCGTGTGTGAACATCTAGGTATCAAAGTCAACTACACAGAACAAGAGATACCTCACGGCATTTGGATGGACAACATCATGATGTCCAGCATGGCAGAAGTGAAGTTGTTCCTGGACATTGACTGTGTACCGCTAAACAAAGAAATTGTGGACAAGGCCATAGCCTATGCCCTACACAACAAGAGCATGGTGGGCATTGCACAGGTGAGCAATCACATTGCTCCCTATTCGCACATCTATGCAGCCCCCGCATTCTTTGCCATCCACAGAGACATCTGGGATGACATGGGTAGACCCAGCTTTGCTGAGAACGAGAACTGCGATGTGGGCGAGAACGTCAGCTATGCAGCCGAGATATACAAGGTCAAATACAAGACACTCTATCCAACCCACTATTTCAAAGAACCTGAAGGCGGTGCGTGGGACTTGCACACCTACGGCAAGTACGGCATAGGAACGCATTTTGAAGGGGGTGTGTTCCATTTGTACCAAGGACGGATGCCACAGAACGCAGAGTTGTTTTACAACGTCTGTAAGGGCATACGCACAGGCGTATTCAAGCCTGAAAACATGAAACCTTGCAGAACGCCTCTATGAAATTCAACCTACAACAGTTCTACAAGTTCTGTGCAGAACTGAAGATTGAGACAAAGGAAGAAGGCCTGAAAAAGATGGGCAAACTTCTGGGTACTCAAACGTATGTGATGGAAGAGATACAGAAAGGGCTAGAACAAGATGTCCATTTCTTTGTTATTCTTAAAGGACGGCAACTCGGAATCACAACGGTGTCGCTGGCCCTTGATCTTTATTGGCAGTTCACGCATCCTGGGTGGCAAGGAACCCTTGTGGCAGACACTGAAGAAAACAGAGATATGTTTAGGTCTACGCTTGGAATGTACATTGATGGCTTGCCCAAAGAGTACAAGATACCCTTGGTGGCGCACAATAGAAATCAAATGGTCCTTAAAAACAGGTCAAGGATTTTTTATCAAATCGCTGGTAATAAGTCTCGTCTGGGCCAAGGTAAGGCCATCACTTATCTTCACGGTACTGAAACCGCCAGTTGGGGTAACGAAGAAGGACTTGCTTCCCTGATTGCCTCTCTAGCTGAGAAGAACCCTGAACGACTCTATATGTTTGAATCTACCGCCCAAGGATTCAATATGTTCCATGATATGTACAAGACCGCCAAGAAAGCCCGTACACAACGGGCTATCTTCTGTGGCTGGTGGAGAAACGAGTATTACTCTGTAGACGCTGAGTCCAAAGAATACAAAGTTTACTGGGACGGCAAACTCAAGCCTGAAGAAAAGGAATGGGTCAAGGAAATCAAAAAACTGTACGGGGTTGAGATCAACTCTCGGCAAATGGCTTGGTGGAGATGGAAGATGTACGAGGGCATCAAGGATGAAACCTTGATGTACCAAGAGTTTCCACCTACCGAGGATTACGCTTTTGTAATGACGGGTACTTCTTTCTTTTCAAACTCACGGTGCACAGATGCAGCTAAATATGCAAAAGGACTGGATTATGAATGTTACAGGTATGCTTTTGGTCAACTCTTCCAGGATACAGAAGTCCTCAAAAGTACAGACAGACTCGCTACCTTGCGAATTTGGCAACAGCCCGTTGACACCGCCTACTACGTTATTGGTGCAGACCCAGCTTACGGAAGTTCAGATTGGGCAGACCGATTCTGCATCCAGGTGTATCGAGTCTATGCTGATGGTCTTGACCAGGTCGCAGAGTTTGCAACCAGCGAACTCAACACCTACCAGTTTGCCTGGGTCATTGCTCACCTGGCGGGGGCCTACAAGAATAGTACGCTTAACCTAGAGGTCAACGGCCCAGGTCAAGCAGTCATTAACGAATTGCGCAACTTAAAACGCCTAGCAGCTGCTATGGAAGGCGGGGCTGGTCGGGGCTTGATGGACGTGCTGGGCAGTATGTCCAACTACATCTGGCGCAGACTAGACAACATGGGTGGCCTCTCTAGCTCCATCGGCTTTGTGACCACCAGCTCTTCTAAAGAACGGATGCTCTCTTACATGAAAGATTACTTTGAGAGGGGAATGATGGGCATCTACAGCATGGACACCCTAGAAGAAATGAAAGGCATTGTTCGTGAAGACGGATTTATTGGCGCACCAGGCCGTGGCAAAGACGATAGAGTGATTGCATCTGCCCTAGCAACCATTGCATGGGCCGAGCAAGTTCAGCCTAGACTCATTGCACAACGCTTGACAAAGGCCATGTCCATCAAACAAGATGAATACACCCCCGAACAGATTGCTGTGGGTAAAAATGTGAGTAACTATCTCAAGATGATTGGGGTATACGGAGGCAAAAATGCAACCACTCAGTAAAGATCAGCTCAAAATTGAGATGAAACGGTTCTACCTAGACAAGGATCGTGGCATTTCTATCAAGTTATTTTCCGAATTAGCGGGGGTGAACATGGAACATTTCTATGATGTGTTCATCTATGACAAACAACCACTCACTGAATACATCCAAAAGCGGGTCAACAAGGCTTACAAGGTCTGGAAAGAGGGCGGTGTGAGGGTAATGCAACGCAGAGATCAGACTCGATTTGTAGAATTTAAGAAAGACCCAAAAGTCCCATTCTTCCCACACATGAAGATTGATATGTCCAGCGGGCAACCCAAAGTAGTATTGGGGCCTAGAAATAGGCATGACTACAGTCAAATGAACAATATTTTGTCTAAAACTTAACATAAGGGGGTAATATGGCAGTGTTAAAAGACTATTTTTGTCAATCTCACGGTATTTTTGAGGCTTGGGAGCCAAAATGCCCGATGAAAGGCTGTAATGCCGAGTTATCGGTCGTTTTTCTCCAACCAGTGGG